CTTGACCAAAACCTTGTTGTAATAAATTAGCTTCTAATAAAGCTCTATCTCTTTGTGACTGTGCATCAAATGAACCTAGTTGAACACCAAATCTTCCTGAATCTAAATTACCAACAGTACCTAAACCCGCTTGTTGTGTAACAGCAGATCTTTGTGCTGCGGATTGTTGGTCATAATTTGCTAATGAGGCATCAATAACTTGTGATTGGTATGGTGACATGTAAGAAGCAATTGACCCTGTTCCTGTTCCCGTACCTGTTCCTGTTAATCCTGATGCAGTTCCAAGTCCCGTGCCTGCTGCAGATATAAAAGGAGATACTCCACCTAATGTTGTTCCTGCTGTACCTAGAGCTGTACCAGCTCCTGATAATTCTGTGCCAGCTGTTCCTAAAAGAGATTCAGCTCCTGTTAAAGCTGTGCCTGCTGCAGTTCCTGCAGTGCCTGCTGCTGTTAAAAAAGGTTGATATGATCCAACACCTTGACCAGCTAATGAAGCTGCTTGTGTTTGTAATGCGTCTTGACCTGCAACAGTAGGAGCAAATTTAGATGTATCAATAGGTGTTCCTGTTAAATTAGTTAAACCTGCTGCATAATCTTTACCTAATGTTTCTATAAACTCTGCGGGTAATGTACGTGATTCTGTTATTGCCATTATTTAATTCCGTGATATTTTTTAATAGATTCAGCAGATCTTTCCTTATTTGGTGTACCTACTACATGTCCTGATTTATTATATATAGCGCCTTCTTTTTTTGCTTTTTTAGCGTTATATTGTTGCGCACGAACATAAGGTCCGCCGTCATCTGTTACTGCTGTTACTTTTTTATTAGGAACTTTTTTAGAAAATTTTTTTATTATAGCTCCCATTCCTTTTGTAATTATACCCATTATGCTACTACTCCTTCTAATTGTTTCATTGTTCTATACATCTTATCTGCACCTTTATCAATGTTTCCTCCACCTGCTGCTCTTACAGCATCAGCTGTAAATACAAATTCGTTCTTTGATAATCTAGCAGGTACGTCATCTGCTTTTTCTTTAGCTCCAAGCGGTACAAAACCACCACCTCTTAAATCCATTTCATTGCCATCAAGGCTCATAAGACCGCCTTCAGCTGCTTTTTTAGTTTTCTTTTTAAAAGGACCATAAGGCTTATCTTTATACTTAAAAGCTTTTTTTCCTGGTGTACCACCTGCATAACCAATTCTACCACCATCAGCTGCTGATTGTGCAAATTGTGGATTTAATCCAAATCTTTGATAACCACCTTTTGCATCTATAATAGCTTGAAGTTTTTTAGCAAAATCATCTCCTCTATCAACAGAAGCTATTTCAGCCTCTATGTCTTGTTCTGGTTGCATTGCTGTTGCTGCTCCTGCTGCAGCACCACCTAGTAAAGGTATTGCGTATCTTGAAGCAGTTAAAGTTTGTAAAAGGTTTGAAGGAGCAGAAGTATTTTTAGCAGCTCCAGTAACTGTAGAAAAAACTTTGTTTAATATTGCTGATTTTTCATCTATATCTTGAGCTCTATCAGCAAGTGTATAAGCTTGACTTATACCTGACTGTGTACCACCTGTAGCAACGCTTGTAGCGGGTCTTATATAATTTAATAATCTATTTTTACTAGCACCAAGATTAGCAAAAACATTTCTAGGAGAATATGTTCCAGCTTTAAATAAACTTCCAAATTGATTACCAGCTCCTAAAGAACCAATACCAGCGGTTGCGGCATACATTAAAGCTGCTTTACCTATCGGACTCTTTGCAACTTTTTTAACTGCACTAACTGCTTTTTTAACTGGTCTACTTATTGCTCTTGAAATTGATCTAACAAAACTTCCAAAACCATACTGTCTTCTACCATCAAGACCCATGATACCACCATAAGCAGCAGTTTCTCTTTCAGGGTTCATTTCGTTACCTTGCATTATACCTTCTTGCATTTCAGGTTGCATCATTTCTTGTTTAGAAGCTAACTCCATCATAATTTCTTTATACTTATCAAAAGTTGTACCTTGAGGTACGTCACCTTTTCTTAATGCGTCTAAAAATAATTGATATAGTTCTGCATCAATACCTGGTGCTGAAGCCATTTCTTCTTGTTGAGGAATTTGATTTCCTTCTATTGTTAAATCAGGTGCTCCTGCTTCTAAAGCTTCACCACCCATTTGCATTAACTGCCTTGCCATTTGTGTTCTAGTTATACTCATATGAATTTATCACATTACTTGTTTTTATTATATAAATCAAGACTATGTTGTTACCTCTCTTGGTTTAATTTCTAGGGCAGACAAAACTACATGCAAACGATTAGCTGTAGCTGCTGTAACTTTAATAATTTCACTTTCCTCTACTACGAGAGGCGCAGTCAATAATTCGACTGTAGCGTTAGCGCCAATAGCTTTAGTCTTAAACAAACTAAAAATGGCGGCACTTGTATTAGTTAATGATACAGTAATTGTGTCCGCATTACCAGTGTCTTCTGACACTAAAATTGATTTAATTACAGCTGTTGTAGCTGATGGTACAGTATATAAAGTAGTAGCACTAGTGCTTGTTAAATCAACCTTTTTATTTACAAATGAGTTTGCCATTAATTTAAAAAATAGTTAAACGCTTCAATCTCATCCTTAAGATCTTGTTGAAACGTAGTGTTAAGTTTTTGTAATACAGCATCTAAATCTCTATTTAAAGATTGAGCATTTAGCTGATTATATTCTTTTGATGGAAATGTTAATACCTGTGTTATTCTAGCCATTATCTTCTTCCGTCTGGTTGTATATCTAATCTAAATGTACCAAGTTTCCAAAACTGACTTGTACTTGTGTTAGATACTTTTAATGATATAGCACGTGCTCTTGCTCTTGTATCTATTTTTTTAGTGCTTGTTGTAACTGTAAATGGTCCTAAAGCTGAGCTTGCCTCTACATCAGTTGGAAAATCTCTTAGTTGTAATGTAACTGTAGCGTCTCCTGTTTGTGCTAAAAAGTCTGGTATGACTCTACTAATTTTCATCATGTATTCGCCATCACCTTTTGTGCTTGCTCCTCCTTCTTTAGTAATAGATATATCAAAGTCTCCTGATTCTATGTTTGCAGCAATAGCTGTTTCAGCTCCCTCTTTAACTTGGTTTAATCCTGTTTCGTGTTCATAGTATATTGAAACACCATCCGTGTTTCCTTCTACATAAGTTGATGAAGTTGATGAACCGTTTGTAGATGTATCATATTGTGTAGCATGTGGTTTACCAAAAATAGCAGAGTCTGACCAAGCCGTTCTATCTAATGTACCTGTAGTCCAAATAGGTCTTTGAGGTGTAGAATCAAAATAGTTATATGTTACAACTCTGTTAACTGTATTAGCACCAGATGATACATAAAACCAATTTATCTCACCAAACAAATTATTTAAACCTGCATTAACATGTTGTTTAGTTATTGTATTTAAATCATCAAAAACAAAATCTTCTACTAAACATGGTAGTGATTCTAACTGTCCACCATATCTAAAGAAACCATTTTCTGACATCCAATAAACTGTACCGTCAACTTCTACCGCAGCATTCTTACCAATCAATCCACAGTTAGTTCCTACTTGTTCAAAGGCAAATGTAAAAGGTGCACCAACAAAACGCATTAAGAATAATGCTGTATCAGTCCATACATAGATTGCATTTCTACCTCTAAGTGCGCCCATGATCCGTGATCCATCGGCCAGTCTTTGTGTACCAGCACTATTAGTTGCTGTAGGTACGTAATCTGTAATATCTTCTTGAGAAGAAAATCTTATAAACATTTGGTCTTGTGTAGATTTAGTTCCAATAGTTGTTTCAGTTCCAAAAAATACTAAGTGTCGATCAGGTGTAGATACTAACATATCACGTGATGCTGTAGGTGCACCACTTGCTAAAACTGCTCTTGTAGCTGTTGCATCTGTAGCTTCAGAACTCCATGTAAATGTTTCACCACTAAATATTGTTGCAATTAAAGTATTACCAAAATTATCTAACGACCACATACCTGGTGCTGTGACTATATCTCCTGATGAAGCTGCACCAAAACCAGCGTAGGTAGCAGCGTCTATAACTTGCGCACCTGAGGAATGTATAGCTGCTGTAGTTCCGGATGTACCACGGCTTAAACCTGATAAAGTGTTACCACTTTTAGAACTATATGTAATAAGTTCTGCTCCAATAATTACTGTGCCCGATGATGGAAATGATGTAGCACTAGCTAAAGTTAAACTTGTAACTGATGCATTAATACCAGATGCTAAAGTAGATACAAATTGTCCTGATTGTGTTCCACCCCATTGACCTAGTGACCAACCCGTAGCTGCTGATTCTACAGCAGGTCCTACTCTATAATAAGCTTGTACTCTAATACCACCAGAAGTTGTTGCTCCTGAACCACCTTCAACAGAAGGCATAGTGATTGTGCAAGTTGTATCTGTTGGAATAGTTTTAATTTCAAATTTAATATCATTAAAATCTCCAGCTGCAAAATTAGAATTAGTGATAGTTGAAAAATTATCTAATAA